TGGCCTCTGCCGGCAAAGGAGGGGTCTGGGGCGGCTGAATCACGGGTTGGATTGGCGCACTGGGTGGCGATGATTTCGGCGCGACGCTGCAGGCTGTCAATAGCGTCACGAGCGCGAGCAGCGTCAGTGGCGGCAGCGCGTGCTTTGGTTTGTGCATGGGCCTGTACCTCCTGATGGCGAGCGCGCCACTGCGCCTCGGTCTGACGGGCCTGCTCGGTGGCCTCGGCAAGCGCCACGGCAGCGTCAGCACGCTCACGCTCACGCGCCGCACGCTCTGCCGACAGGCGAGACTCTGCGCGGGCCAAGTCGCGCTCCGCAGCCGAGCGGCCGACGAACAGCCACACGTTTGCCGCCAGTGACGCCACCAGCGCCGTGGCCAGCATGGTCTGCGGCAGCGCAATCACGGCGCCCCCAAGCATTGCCGGTGTTCGGCCTGCCGGCGCAGGGTCAGGCCCCGCAGTGGTGCGCCTTGGAAGCGATCCCAGCGCAGAATCTCGGCGCAGGCCTCTCGATACTGACCCTGGTTCAGCACGCGCACCAACGTTGATCCGCAGAAGGCACCCGGCCCGATGTTGTACGCCAGGCTCAGGAAAGCATCGTACTCATGCTGGTGAAGCGGCACGCGCACGCACTGCTTGAGCGCACCCTCGAAGCGCTGTACGTCGGCCAGCTTGCGCGTCAGGGCCTGCACGGGGTCTGTGCGGTCGCCCATCTTCACGTTGTCAGTGGTGCCGAACCCGATGGTCGGCACGTCACCGGGCACGGGCCTATACGCTACAGGGCTGTAGCCCTCATGCACCGCAATGCCCACCAGCGCCGACGCTGACAGCGCCAGCGCACTGATGGCAATGCGGGCACCGAGGGCGATGATCACTTCCGCTGCCTGTTCGGCATGATCGGCACTTCATCGGGCCGCATGCGAGGTTTCGCGCGCATGGCCGGCCCAGGCTCGGGCTTCGGAATCTCTGGCTTGGCAGACGAATCCTTGATCATCCGCTTGGCAGCGTATCCGGCCGCAACTCCTGCGGCAGCGCCGGCCATTGCGCCCTTTGCGATTGCTGCGAGTGGTAGGGGCATTTGTTTGTTCTCCAGTCAGGGTTTGCCAAAATGATCCACGACCCAGGTGATCGTGGCGCCGAGAGAGCCAGAAAATCCGGCCACAAATGCCAGCGCTTTCCACCCGCCCCTGGCCTCAGCGAGTGTACGCTCGATTTGGTTGATGCTGGATGACTGTGATTTCATCTCTGCGGCGAGTCTCTCTATATCGCGCCTCTGGGCGACAATTTCGGCCTTCAGTGCGCCATATTCAACCGGGTCTATTCCTGCCACGGCGCATGATCTTGATGACCTACTTGCCGCCCCAGTGGCTCAAAACCCACGAGGCCAGGCCACCCAGCATGCTGGCAATCGTCATCCCCGCCCACAACCCGCCTTTGCTGCGATTGGCCAGCTCCAGCAGCGTCCTGATGTCAGTCTGCATCGCTGCCACCTGGTTGCGCAGCGATTGAACCTCGGCCTCCAGGCGGCCAAACTCGCGGGGGTCGATTTCCGTCATGGTGCTTCAGCCGCTCGGGCTTCCAGTTCGAGGGGGTGATTCCGGTAGCCGTGGCGCAGCCACAGCCAGATGTAGGCGGCGTAGAACCTCACCGTGCCCATGCGCTGCCACTGCCGCCAGTGCGCCTGCTCGTGGCGGGTCAGGCGCTGGTTGGCGAGGTGCTCGGGCAGGATGTAGATGCCCAGTGGCGGCAGGCAGATGCCGGCGTAGCCGAACGTGCGCAGGAACCAGCGGATGATGTGGCGGGCGGGGCGGGGCGTCATGCCCAAGCAGCGCGGCAAATTGCCTGCACAGACTCCGGGAGCCCGCTGATGTCCGAGCCCGGGGTCACCGTCATACGGTGATACGAGCGGGCGATTTCGAATCCATCGCGCTCGACAATGTTAGCCTCGCGCACAAACACAGTCTTACTCACCGCGTCCACTGTGACTTGATCGACGATCTTGGTTTCAACCAGCATTTGCAGCGCTCCTTACGTTGCGGTTTTGTAAGTGAACGCGCCAGAAATAAACGCGCCACTAAGGTTTGAATTCAACACGGAAGATGTGCTTCCGTTTCGACGAAAGTTGAACGTTGAGCCAGCCAACGAGCCACCCAAAGCAATTGACGAAGTGTTGTATCCAGCGGCAAAACCGTTGTGTTCTGAATTTGCGCCGCTTGCAGAAAACGGCCATCCTGTAATTTGCGCTGAGCTGGTGTTTGACGTAGTTGGGTATTGCACTTGAAACGTAGCAATCACCAAGTCACCAACTTTTGTGTATCGACCGGAAGCAGATGAGAACGAGTCGCCATTGCTCGCCGGTGTCCATGTGCCCTCTTCATAATCGTCCAACGTATTTGCGTCAGTTGACGCCACTTGCGTCGACGGAAAAGACAACCATTGCGCCTGCAAAATTCGAGACCCGGAAACTGTAGACGCGCCGTTGTAAGTCCCGGTCAAGTTGTTGTCTATGTTTTGCAATTCTGGAGAAACAACAAAAATCCCGTAGCAACCGCTCCCTTGGGCGATAAAGGTGCGGTTTGACCCGCCGCTTGTTCCGAAGTATCTGCCGCCAATTATGGTTGTGTTCTGAGAACTATCCAGCGTAAAAGCCGCCGCGTTTGACATCACCTCATAAATGCCACCGATAAAGACATTGCCGCGGGAATTGCCACTTGCCAATCGAATAACGCTTTGCGTGCAGTATTCGTGATAGTTGGCTTCCGCAACAAGGCCACGCTCATTGCTAATTTCAATCCCTACCGCCAGCGCCGATATGTCGCATGTGTTTATTTTGTTGGCGTTACCATTTTGCAACGATATGCCTACGGTGTTGGAATAAGGAGCGCCAATACTGCCAGCTTGAATCCGGCAGCTTTCAAATACATTGTTGTTGACGTTATTGCCGCTCAACGGGCCGACTGCGATATTGAATGAACGAAAACCAACGCCGGGGGCTCCAGGTGAGCCGACACTAAATCGGATAAATCTATTGACCCAGCAAAAATTGATCGCCGCCGCAATCCTGTTTGCACCGGAGGCCGCGCCGCAAGAACCAGAAACGCTAAAATTTTCAAATACGCAACCGGTGGCGGCGGTAAATTTGAAATTATGTGTGTACGTGCCACCCGTATTTCCAATCAGCCATTCACCTCCAATAAACTTGTTCCCGTTGGAAAATGTGCTGTCGGCGTCTGGATTTCCGCTTGCAACATAACCATCGCATCCAAAGACGAAATCGGCCGTGCCGTTCCCGTAGATCTGAACCGTGCCGAGGGCGCGAAACGTGCAGCGGTTTACCCCAGTAAAATTGAACTGTGTGACTCGATACAGGCCGGCCGGAAAATCAAGTTCTTTTTCCGAAAGTGCGGAGATTTTGACGTAATTGATGGCGGCATTGATCGCCGCCGTGACATTCAGTGCCCCGGTGCCGCTGGCAACGTCTTGCTGCTCTGCCACCGTCATGAAGTCGAACACCGACACCACATCCCGCATCTTGCTCTGTGCCGTGCGCGTGACGGCGCCGGTGCCGGCTTGGAGGAACGACACCTCGGCCGAAGACACGCCAGTGATCACCGGATCGGAATACCTCTCCGTAGCCACCGGCGCCGAATAGATCACACTCCCATTCTTGTTCTGCACCTGGATGGAGTAGTCGCTGCCCACGTACAGCCGCGCAGGCGTGCCGTTGTTCACCGGGTAGCCGCCACGGGTGCGCACCGGCAGGGCCGCGGGCTGCGTCAGCGCGGCGTCCCAGTACACGGAAACGGGGTTGCCGATCGGCGGCAGATTGGCCACGCCGATCCAGATGTAGCCGTCTTCGAGCGGCTGGCCGTCGATGTCGGTGATGAGGGGGAAGGGGGGCTGGATGCTGAGGGTGGTCATTGTTGGGGTTCCTGAGAGAATTGGCGGCCTGATTGCAAAGCGGTCTGCAGCCACATGACGCGCGCGTCTAGTTCGACGGGAATGCGGACGGAATCGGCGAACTTACGGAAGGCGCTGGACTGCGCAGCTACACGCAGAGCCTGCTGGCTTGGGTTTCCAGCCTCGGCCGCCAGCTTTTGGAACTCAGGCGAAGACAGAAGCGCGTCGGCCGCCTTGAGTGTGTTGGGTTTACCCTTCGTCAGCGCAGCGGTAACCCCTGACGCGATGCCGGCGCCAGGCAGCCCCACCGCAGTCGTGACGGCCTCAATCGGCAGACCGATAGCAGACCGCTTGGCTACGGCGTAGACGTTCGACAGCAGGGTATCAGCACCTTGCAAGTCTTGCTGCACGGACTGAATACGGCCGGTCGTGATTCGTTCGCGTGTGGCCTTGTTGATGTTGTCCGAGATGCGATACAGATCGGAGAGTTGCTTGCGCGCAGACTGCGGAAGATTCGTCATCAATGCAGCATACGCCTGACGATTCTGGAGCAGGCCGTCGTACCACTTGGCGTATGTGTTGAAGTTCAGCGCACCATTGGCTGTCGCCTTTCCGAACGCGGTGTTGAGTGCCGAGGCGGTCACCATCTGACGCATGTCGGCGGGGATGGCGCGCAGGATGTTCGCCAGCTTGTCTGCGTCGCCCTTGGACAGCGCCGTGGTGGCCGTGGACAGTTTGGTGACCAGGCTCTGGTCCAGCTCGCGCCCGAACAGCGAGACCATGTCGTCCTCGATGCCCTTGCGCATCTTTACCAGGCTGTTGGCCAGACGGTACTGCTCGCCTCGGCCAGCGGCCTCAGCCAGCGCGAACTGGTCGTCGTCGATCAGCGCATACAGGCGCTTGGCCAGGCCGGTGTCTGCGTCCTTGAATGCGCCCTGCTGGCGTGCTGCCGCACCGATGTCGCGCCGCACGTCGTCGATCAGCGCATAGGTGGGCTGGCGCATGCCGATCACGTTGCCGTCTGCATCCTTGATTTCCTTGGGCGACAGCTTGCTGCGCACCGCCTTCTCCAGGGGAGACAGGTTTTTGTGACCGTCCAGGTCCAGCGCACGCTGCTCAACGAAGGCCAGCACGTTGTCGGCTGTGCCACGAGTCTGTGCCGGGATGTCGGTGCGCAGTTGAGTGAAGGCCTCGTCTGCCTTGCGCTCCAGGTTGGCCACCGTCTGGGACAGGTTGGTGCGCACGGCCTGGTTCATGCGGCTGAGGTCGGTCATGCCGCCGATCTGCGTGATCAGGTCGTCTGCCTGCTTGCCAACGGCCTCCAAGCCGGTCAGCTCGGCTGCACGCGCCTGGCTTCCAGGGATCGACTTCACGGCCTGCGCCAGCTCGCGGTAGGCCTGGTTCGAGGTCAGGTGGTCCGGCTGCAGGTAGCCCTCGATCTTGAGCCGGCGTGCAGCCTCCAAGACCTTGGGATCGGGTGCGGCCTGGGTGGCCAGTACCTTGGTGGCTCGGCCAGCACCCATGCCGCCACCTGTGGCCGTCCTGGCGGTCTGCGCCAGCTCGGATGTGGTCATCGGTGCGGCTGCAGTTGCTGCGGCAGCAGGAGGTGGCGCGCCACCTTCAAGCGTAATTTCTGGCCCAGCAGGAGCCGCAGCGCGCGGAGGCTGTGCTGCAGGAGCTCCTTCGAACATTGGCGGCTCCACACGTTCAGCCATAGTAGGAGCTGTGGGCGCTGTGGGCGCAGGCGCCCGTGGCGCTCCTCCGCGTAGGGCTGTAACGCCACGCTGTACGATTTGCCCAGCGGGGCCGAGCGCGCCGGCCACAGCCACCTCGCCAGGGCTGAATCCGCCACCAGTTGCGGCCTGAGTCGCTTCAATGCCGGCCTGAGTGCCAGCAGCGCCAGCAATGGCGCCGGGAATTGTGCGGGCCGCTCCAGCGGGCGTAAAAGCAAGCAGAGATCCTAGCGCGCGCGGAATGTCCCCCATGCTGAAGCCTGGAGGAATAGCGTACTCACGCCCATCAACAGACGACCGAAGGATAAAGTTCCCAGATGCATCTTGACGAACCCCCATATTGGGGAAGTTGGCCTGCAGAATCTGCACTGTCTCGCGCGGACTCGACATCATCGTGCCAAGGGCGGACTTGAACGATGCCACACTCATCTGATTGAGTTCGGGCATCGAAGTCCACTCTGGCAGCGTGCGAGTTTCCTGCGTCGCCCTGAGCGTGCCCGTGAAGGGGTCGAGCACTGAAGCAAGAAATCCCGGTTGCTGCGGCGTAGCTGGCGCTGCTTGGCCTCCAAGTTGTTGCGCCAAAGCTCCAAAGTCTTGTGGCGGTGTGGCAGGCGGTGCCGCCGGTGCCGCAAGCGCACCACCAGCCGGCATATCCGCCCGCACTCCCCGCGAGGTGGCCAGCGTAGGTTGTATGCCGCCACCAGCAGCAGGCGCAGGAGCGCCTCCGCCTTGATTGCGCGAGATCTCACGCCGCACAGCATCCAGATCGGCCTGGGCTCGAGGATCGCCAGATGCGGCCCTGGATGCAATGGCCGCTTCTTCTTGGCGCAGGATCTGCAGAGCAGCCTGGTCGCGCTGGGCCTGGACTTCTGGGGTGACGCGGGTTTCGCCGCGGGCTGCTTGTGCGGTCGCAGCGCGCTCGCGTTCTTGGTCTGTCTCGGCCTGGGTGCGCGTCGTGCCGCCCAACTGCCTCGCCAGCGCGTCGAAGTCGATTGCTGTTGCCATCAGAAACCACCTCTGCGCTTGAACTCCTCAGCCGCAGTCTGCGACGGGAAGAAGTAGGTTGCGCCATTGGGCGCAGTGACCTGGAAGCGCGTTGTTCCGCGCTCAGGCATGACAACGCCGACGTTTGCGGGCGCCGCTCGCGGCGGAGAAGCCGGCGCAGTTCCAACTTGGGTGCGGCCGCCTGGTAGGGGGGCAGGAGGCGGCGCCGGAGGTGCCGGCGGTATTGGTGGGAAAGATGGTGTCGCAGCAGCAACAGGAGCGGGCGAGGGCGGGCGCGTTGTAGGGGCGACAGGAGCGGCTGCTGCTGCGGGGGCGACAGTTGGTGTTGGTGTTGGGGCGCGAGCAGGCGCAGGCGCAGGCGCGGCTGTAGCAGGCGCACGGCCCGATGGCGTTTTCGGCTCAGTCTCCGTAGGCTCATAGAAAATGTTGCCGACGTTCAGCCCGTAGCCGCGTGCAATGCGCTCGATGCCGCTGCGGACGAGTGCCTCTTGTTGCCGTGATTGGTCGTAAAGAGACTTCGCCTGCGAAGAGAACATCTTGCGCTGATCAGGATTCAGACGTTCGCCAGTCAGCAGCTTGTTGTAGATATTGATGATGCGATCAGGCACACCGGCTGCTTGTTCTGCGGTTGCGAACTCGCCTTCGCGCACCACGGAGCCAGGATCAAGCATCTTCATGTAACTGAAGATCAGCGCCAGATCACCGGCTGCAGTTTCCTCTGACGCCAGGACGCGGCCGTATGCGGCCTTGACCTCGCCAAAGTTTTTGGTCTGAGTGTTGTACTCGGCTCGCATCTTGGCCTCGAGTTCTGGCCGTTTCTCGGGCTCGATTACACCCTGCGCCATCTGTTCAGCTTTGGCTTTTGCTGCGGCAGCTTCTTCGCCAGATTTTTTGGCAGCGGCTTCAGAGGCAGCGCGAGCAGCTTTGGCAGCCTCAATCTGAGATTGCGTCAATTGCAAATCTGCAGCCAGTACCTCGGGCTTGAACTTGGCCTCCAGATTCTTGATGACCAGTTCCGGAACGGCTTTTTGCGCCTCATTGAACCTCGTGATCAACTCAGGCCCACCGGGCCGCGACGACACCTGAGCCAGCAATGTGGTTGCCACGCCACCGGGGTTGACGCGCACCATTTCGGCAGCGTCTTCCAGACGCCTCGCCCCGGGTTCGTCGCCGGCATCACGCCGAGCACGCGCTCGATTTTGGATGTCGGAGACCACTTGGTCCGTGCGGCCGCTTGTCAGCAGCGCATAGTCACGCAAGCCGTTGGTGTTGAGGTTTGTGATCTGCTCCCGCCCCATAGTCTCAATGCCTGGATTCAGTGCCCTGGCCATTTCGGGGGACAGTGTGGCCTGCCAGCGCAGCGCCATCGTCGGGGTCGGGTCCGAGAAATATGCGTTCCTGGCCTCCTGCTCTATTGCCTGAGCTTCTCGGGCCTTCTGCTCAGCAGCCAGACGCTCCTGCTCTTTGAGCCTGGCAGCCTCTTGCGTGGCCGCAATCTGCGCGAACTGCTGCCCAAGCTGCACGCCCTGCGACAGCGCCTGTAGCGGCCCCTGAGCAGATCCGCGGAGAGAATAGTCGAACGGCTGCACCACGGCTTACCTCCCGAACAGCGAGCCGAACCCGAGGCCCATGCGCCCGCCAGCGCCGATCTGCGCGCCAACCAACCCCGCCGGTAGGTTCAACAGGCCCTGATATGCGCCGCCCTGCCCCAGTGCAGCGCCGGCCTGCGCTGCGCCCTGCTGCTGGAGCAGATTGCTCACGTTCGTGGCCATCGTGCTGCCTGCGGTGCCGGTGCCGGCTGCGCTGGCCTGCCCCAGTTCCGCTAGGCGCTGCGATGCGCCAAACCCGGCGCCAGCCAAGCCGCCCATGCGCTCATACTGTTGCGAGATGGCCTGCCCCAGCATCTGCGGGCGAAATTGAGCCAGCGCGGCCTGGATGTTGCCGCCACGCAGGCCTCCCGTAGCCGACGCGCGCTGCAGCAATGACTCTTCGCCTTGGCGCACGTTGGCTTGGAATAGCGGCGACGTCTCAATGCCGCGCACGGCTGCGGCTTGAGCCTCTGGCCCTGCGAGGCCCGCAAGAGCCCGCTGTTGCGCCAGCGCTTCGGTGCCGAGGGTTTGGTATGGAGTGAAACCGCCGAGGGCCTGCTGGCCCGCTTGCGTGTACGGCGCCAGGATCTGCTGTATGCGGTCGAATTGCCGGCGCTGCTCTTCGATGCCCGCCAGGGCTGCGGCAGACTGCAACTGCCCCGCCTCGCTGGCAGCGCTGGACTGCATGTAGCCGCCCAGCAGTTGCGTGCCGCCCAGCAGAAGAAGATCGTCCCAACCGAGTGCCATCACAGCCTCCCAAAAGGAGCCGCCGGTCGCTCAATCTGCTCAGCGGCCCGGATCATATCCGATTCAGTCTTCATCGGACTCTTCGTCGTCTTCGTCTTCACGCTCCTCCCATGCCTGGCAGGCGCGCAAGTCGTGGCAGATGAAGTCGAACTTGTTGCAGTACCCGCGGAATCCGGCGCCGACATCCCATGCGTTCCACGGGATGCGCTCCATCTTGACCTGCATTCCGACCGAGTTGTCGTAATACTCGCAGTTCGAGCACCGACGACGCCGCGCCTCTGACTCATCAACCTGCATGGCTTTGGCCAGCGCCATCCAGTACGGCTTGTTCGCACCGCGCTCATTGCTGGGCTTTTCGGGGCCGAGCATCCAGTCTTCGATGACAACGCGCGTGTTGGCGCGGTTCTCGGCCGGCGTGATGAATCCTTCATCCTCGGGAATGCCGCCCAGACCGACAAACAGCATGGGCATTTCGGCGTCTTCCATCATCACGAGATCTCCCGGCCAGACACCCGCAACGTCAGCGCCGTGGCCGCCGAGGCGATGGTCGAAATGAATCCACCCGGCTCCAGCGCCTGGCCCACCAGTTCCGGGCACAGGTACGTCTCACCCGGCACAACGGTCTTTTCGTCGATGACAAGATTGGAGTTGCCAGCAGAGCCGCCACTGGTGACGAGATTCACGCTGAACGTGCGGCTCACGGTGTCGGTGTTCGTCACCGTGGCTTTGTCGATGAGCGCCTTCACCGCGGTGGCGGTGTATTGGGTGGTCTGCGTGGCCTGCATTTGCAGTGGCGCGACCAAAACTTTGACGGTAACGGTCATTGGACCCCCTGGATGTTGTTGGCGACGGTGAGGATGACGGACGGAATGCCAGGATGTGGAGCTGCCGCAGGAGCCGCCAGCAACTGCACGCCAAGATTGCTGACTGAATACACGAGTTCCACGTAGTCGCCGGCCTTCAGATTGAAGAAGTAGTTCAGTGACACAAAAACCTCGGCATTGTTGCCCTGGGTGCGCACCTGGCTAGCAGAATTGGAAACGTCGGCGCCATTTAGGCGGAACCACAGATAGAACTCTTCCGCCGTGGCAACGGTGCTGTCAAGCTGGATTGACGTCTGGAAGTTGTAGATGCCATCAGTGTCCACGTAAATGCGCGAGGTGGGCGTTCCGATATAGACGCCGTGCGACAGGTCCGTGGTGTTGAACTTGACGGTCGTGGCCGTGTTGATGACCAGGGCCGATTGCGTGGTGGTGTCGTAGAACGAGCCGTAGCGGCTGCGCTTGAACTCGCGGGGTGGAGGCATGGAGCCAACATCGTCCGCCAGTCGCGCAACAGCCGCCAGCGCGGACTGCGCGGCCGCAGCAGCATTGCCAGCCTCCACCAGCGCAGCGCGGGCTGCTGGGACCGCCTCTTCGGCCTCTTGAAGGGCCTGCTGTGCCTTGTTCTCAGCCGAGGTCACGGCAACCGCTGTTTCTTGCTGCAGCGTTGTCAGCGTGTCCAGTGCCTCAGTGGCCTTGCGGTCAGTCACGGCGCAGCACACGGCAGCGGCCTGCGCAAACTCCGCGATCTGGCCCAGCGCCTGAATAGCCTTGGCGTCGGCGTTTGCCGCCAGGTTGAACACCTCGTTCACGAAATCCGGCGCGATGGCATCGACCGTCGAGAACAGTTTCTCGAACTGCCGGATCTGCTCGTGATCCTTGAGGAACGTGGCGAGCTGGTCGCGGGTGAGGTTGAGGCGGCTGGATGTGGCCATGTCAGTAC